AGCGTGCCAAGAAATTGACTCCTCGATGTCCTCTATGGACCACCGAGGCTTCCAACACAAGTCCGACTGATTTCGCAGCCCACTCGTGCTGGTAGGTGTCAAGGTCAGCATCGAGGCCATCGTCACCGAGGTGTATGCCGAGTGCTTGAAACGCCTCCTCCGGTGAGAGGTATGTACCATTCCTCTTGGTGTGTCTATACGCAAGATAACTGGTGAAGGTGGCGCGCAGCGTTTGGAACAGACTTGTTGCTGAACAGCCTGATCCGTGCGATGGTCCCTGATCGAATGATGTTCCATTTGGTAAGTATCCTTTATTGTCGACATTTCTGTCCAATAATTGATTCAAATGGTCCCGGTGGTTGGGAAAGGCCTTCATTCCAACCATTCTATCCACGCGTCGCAGCACATAACTGATGGTGCCATCCATTCGATGGTAATCAGAAACGTTAACGAATTCCGCGTTTCTGCAGATTTCTACGACTCGTTCTGCTATTTGCAGTGGCGTCTTTCCCGGGCCATACCACTTAAACTGTTTGCAGTGTTCAGATAAAGCTAACGCGTACGTTGCCATGTCCAATTTATCTGCATCATTATACGTGGAAATATTCCTTGGGTCTTTGACGTCTGGATACGCTTCAGATTTCAAAAAGCATTTCAGGATCCTCTTGCGTACAGGTCCATTAGCAAATGCTTTAATCAAGCTCAAGCGTTGTGCCGGGGTGGTCTGTTTTGCTTCAACAGTCTCCACCATCTTCGGGTACAACAGGGTGCCCTTACAAACGAGTCTCGCAAACTCGTCCATACAACGATCTCTAAATGCATTATACTTCGGTTCCTCCTTCTTCAGTTTATTGATACGTCCGTCGACGCATCTTTCTTCTGAAGCCTTGCAGGAATATGGAGCAAACGCACCATGGATCATTGGTGACATAAAGGCAGTCAACTTTGGTTTTTCTTCGCCCGTGAATTTACGATAATCATGCATGTATGACCTAACAGCATATGCAACGCTAAATACTAATGGATCTCTACAGGCGTTTTTCGTCCTGTGATATTCCGTTAGTATGGCGGCAGCCGCTCGGCTAGATGCACGATCTTCTGAGCATCACTCAGCCATGACGCCACTGTAGGTATTTGTAGGGTGGTAGACCCCAAACGTGATACAGTGGCAATTGCATCATCAATAGATGCATCAACATTAGCTGAGAGAAAAGATGAAGGGCGGGAAAGGGACACTTGTACTTTTCCTTCGGGCTTGACTACCTTAATCCGCACAAAGTTGCCATCCTTTGTGTGAACTATAGGTTCAATCCGTTTCAAGGCACGGTCCTCCAACAACCAAGAAGCAAGAATCGTCGCGATCAGCCCAAAATGTCTGATCGGAGCCAGCAATATCATCTGCCTGTTCCTTGCAACTTGTTTGCGTTCAACGGCAAAGATTGTAGAGGAAATGGGAATGCCCCATTTCCTTCTGACAACCATCAATGAATCAGTTCCATAATCCCATAACTTATGCTGGTACTGACCTCCGCCAGCAATGAAGGTAACCAACTCCCCTTTATCATTAAAATAAAAAGAAGTGTTGTCTTCCTCTGTAGAGGCGGTAGATTCAGGTACCATAGTGTATAAAATCAGGGGTTTTGGATTTTGTGATAAGAATGCTGGCATATCGTGGTAATAGTCCACATCACACATGTACAGCAATTCATTGTCGCAATGACCATCGAGCCTATTGGACGCGTTGACGTCTTTAGGCCAAAACCACTGGCGTGAACCTTTCATGCCACGTCTTTGATCTGAACGTGACATGCCAATGACATACAG